CTCTAATCAATCTTTGAGTTTTCAAAAATCGTAAATATTCTTTTTTATTATTACTCAAAAATTTATTTATTCAAAATGCCCAAAAATGCTATTAAAATGTAAAAATTAGTGCAAAAAATGCTAATGTAATATTTTGTAATTACAATTTGTAAAATTTCTAATTACAATTTGTAATTAGAAATATTTTCTTTATATATGTTTTAAAAATAATTTAATATTTTTAAAATTAACTTAAAGAATCGTATCAATATAATTGCATTAGCTATCTCATCTCTCATTGTTATTTAAAATTAAAAATTAAAATATAATATACTATACTATACTATAGTATATTATGTTGGCATTTATAATACCATATAGAGATAGAGAGAAAGACTTAGAATTTTTTGACAATCACATGAAAAATATTGTATTGGAAGGAAAAAAAGAATTTGTTGATTATCTTTTATATTATATTCATCAAAATGATGAAAGACCCTTTAATAGAGGAGCTATGAAAAATATAGGCTTCTTGTTTCTAAAAGAAAAATATCCTGAAAAATATAAATCAATGACTATTATATTTAATGATATAGATACAATGCCATTATATAAAAATAAAATTGATTATAATACAATACAAGGTGTTGTGAAACATCATTTTGGATATAATCATTGTTTAGGTGGAATTGTTTCTATTAATGCATTAGATTTTGAAACTATAAATGGTTTTCCAAACCTATGGTCGTGGGGTACTGAAGATATAAGTCTTTATAAACGTTGTCTTAAAAATAATTATAATGTTGACAGAACACATTTTACATTCTTATTCTCAATCCATAACAATGTTGTAGCTGATAAATTTATTGTACGTTCTTCTTGTAATAATAAATTGTATTCAAAAATAGAAATGAATAATTTTTCTTGTTTTAATAATAATATAAATGGTATAATTGATATTGAAAATCTTAATTATAAAGAAGAAAATAATATGATTCATATTAATAATTTTGACACTAAATATCCTCATTCAAATTTTGATGACATGTTGTGGCATGATATTAGTAAAACTGGTAGAGGTGAAATTATGGATAAATTATTTACTGGTATTAATGAGTCTAAAATATCTCTTGTTAATTTTTTTAATCTATTAGAATCTAACGTTTCTAAAAATAATTCTAATAATATTAATATGCTTTCAAATTATAAAATTGATAATGTTCACAAAATAAAAAAATTTAATGATAATAATAAAAATAACATGCCAAAAGTTGGTAAATCATCAAATTCTAATAATAGTTTATTTAATTTTACGTTTGAACAAAAAATGTAAATTTTTAATCATACAAAATCATAGTGTTGATAATTCATTTTTTTGTATTTTTGTTGAAGGATTTTATATGTGTCTGTTTTTTGTGTATGTAATTCTATTTTACTATAACAAAATTCGTATTCTGTATTTTTTAAATAAATTTTTTCTTCTTTTGTGCCTTTAAAATTATTATCTTCATTAATAATATTTAATTTCTCAAAAAGTAAATTTTGTATAATTCGTGGTCCTGTTATATCTAATATATGTTGATATTTATTAGGAATATTCTTTTCTATATTTTCATTAACCTTATGAATTACATGATCAAATAATCGTTGTTTAGGTCTGCCACCAATTAACATATATGATATATTTCCAAACCCACAATCAAATAAATTAATATTATAATTATTTGTAATATTCATTTGGACTGGCTCAATATCTATATCAAACCAAAATCCTCCATATTTATTTATGTAACATATTCTAAAAAAATCGGCTATTGCTACTCCATTTTTCATTTTTTTATATGTATCATAATATTGTGTATTTCTAAAAAAATCTTCAACATCACAATCAGAAAAATATAATATATTATAATTAGGATTCAATAATTTCCATTGTAATAGAATATCTTGTATTATTGGTTCTTCTTTATTACAAAGATAACTTGTAAATAATGTTTTTTTTTCTTCTTTTTTTGTATTTAATAATGTGCCTCTAAAATTATTCTTCATTCTATTATATGTTTCAATACATTTTCTTCTTCTTTTGTTTTCATCATCGTGTGATATTTTAGATAATATATCCAATATTTTATTATAATCCTTTTCTTGTATTTTTATGATTATTTCGTCCCAATTTATATTTTGAGGTAATTCTAATGTATCAGCCAATAATACAGGTATTGCACCACATGCCAATGATTCCCAAAATCGAATTGAATTTGGTCCCGAACCAGAAGGGCATAAACTAAATCTAGATTGAATTAAAATATTATTATATTTTTTTGTTTTTAAAATATGATTATCATTGATATTTAATTCTTTGTGATGATTCTGTAATTTAGAATATACAGTCGTATTGAAATGCCAATCACCTGAGTTTTCAACAATCGAATTATTAGGATGATTCATTTTTAAAATATTATTTCGTATATTTGTCAAATAATCTTTTTGAACACCACCGATAAAAGAATATAAATACTTTCGCTCATTTTGTAAAAAATCTACATTTTTAAATTCAGTATTTCTTGTTAAATCTTCAAAATTACATGCATATAAAGGACAAGGTAATATAGTGACACCATTTATTACATCTTCATTTTTTATTTTATGTGGTGTATAAACAATAGTAATTCCAAGTACTTTAAATAAATTTATATATTTTCTAAAAGAAATATGTTGACAACACGTATAATATTTTTTATTTTCTTCTTTAATTTTAATTAATAATTTTACCAGTCCATTCGTATTTATACGTTTATCTATACAAGTTGCCCAAGGAAAACCAAAAAAGTTAGAATTATTTTTATTTTGATGATAAAATGTTTCCTCTGTTATAACTGGATATTGCCAAAATAAATTATTTGCTTTTAAAATATTTTCAATTAAAAAAACTTTATCCATTTAATTATATATGTAAATACATTTAAATTATAATATATACAATATCAATCTAATAATTTCTTTCTTGAATTATTATAGCTTCTCTCAAAAATATAAAAATATAAATATACAATTACCAAAACAGTAAAACAACCCAACCCCATGTTTAAAGCTATCTCATAACCAAAATCCATATATCCTGCAAACATATCAGAGAAAGTATGTCCTATAAGAGCACCATATAACGCTCCACGTGTACCATAACCTGAAAATAATTTATCAATTTCAATACCGATAAGTGCTGAAATTGCTACTATTGTGTTATCTATAAAACCAAATTTAAATCCTTGCAACATTATATATTATATAACATAATTAATTTTATTGAATACACATTTTTTATTGGACCGTCTTTTTTTTTTTCAAAACTTTTTCTGAAAATTAAAAAATGGACAAAAAAAAATGTCCAAATTTACTTTTTATAATTTTTTTTTCAAAAAAAAAACGGGTAAATCGGGTTGTTACCTAAATGCTCTAAATTTTGTTTTTATAAAAAATATTTGTTATTGAACTTTTTTTCCATTTTTTTTCTAAGTTCAAATAGCGCAACTTTTTTGTTTCCATATATTAAGGAAAATGGAAACAAATAAGTTGCGAAAAGTTGCGAAAAAATATTTTTGTAAAATATGTGACTATTCAACCAGTAGAAAAAGTAGTTATGATAAACATTTATTGTCAGCAAAACATAAATGGAAACAAATGGAAACAAAAAGTTGCGAAAAAATAGAAGAATTATTTAAATGTGATAATTGTAATAAAAATTATAAAACCAGAAATGGGTTATGGAAACATAAAAAAAAATGTTTTGATGAAAAAAATATTACTGATGAAGAAAAAGACATTATGACACAAGATAATGTATTAAATAAAATGGCAAGTATTATTGAAAATCAAGGTAAAATGTTAGAAGATCAAAATAGATTGTTAGAAGACCAAAATAAAACTAATAAAATTCTAACTGATGCTATTACAGAAGGTAAAATATGTAACAACATTACAAATAATGATAATAATTTTAGCATGAATATATTTTTAAATGAACAATGTAAAGACGCAATCCCATTAATGGAATTTGTAAATAATTTAAAATTTACAATTGAAGATTTAAATAAAACAGGTAAAGAAGGAAGCTTTGTTAATAGAATAACTGATTTGTTTACACGTGGATTAAATAAACTAGATGTTACAAAACGTCCAATTCATTGTAGTGATATTAAACGTGAAACATTATATATTAAAAATAATGATAAATGGATAAAAGATGACAAAGAAAAAACATTAGTAACTGAAGCAATAGGTGTTGTTAAAAAAGATGTTGACATTTTTTTCCATAATTATATTCAACAATATCCTGATTGTTGGAAAAGTGATAATCCAAGGTATGGACAATACATGCAAATGATGGCTAATCGTTATGGTAGTGATAGCATTGATGATACTAACACAAAAAAAATGATTACAAATATAGCAAAAGAAGTAATTATTGATAAAGATACATAATTATCATCTTAAAAAGTAAGAAAAAATAAAAATAATTTTATTTTTATGTAAAATTATTTTTTTTGTAATAGTTTTAATAATTTTCTATTGTATCATGGGTTATGGCTTTGGATTATGGCTTGTATATTCACAAAGTTTATTAAAAACTCCTAATCATATAGGACATGTAACAATATCTTGTTTCATGCAAAAAAATGAAGCATCTAAATTATATGATGATCTTATTAGTAAATGTGGCAAAACTGCTCCTGTTTTATTTTTTGGAAAAAATCCAAAATTATATGAAGCAAATTATTATACACATGATAATAATGATATTTGTTCTTGGGGGTACGATTGTTACAGTAATAAATGGGAATCTTTCAAACCTATATGTGATAAATATATTTGCGATCAACCTAAACAACTTCACACAAGTATTGAATATCATACAAATTTTGAAACATTTAAACCAAAATTTATGGATAATTTTGAAATCGAATGTGATATTAAATTAGTTGATATCACATCAGACAAACCTGAAGAATGGAAAATAATTAAATAATTATCTTCTTCTAGTATTTTTTCTTTTCTTTTTGATTTCTTTTCTTTTTTTTGTTTGTTTTCTTTTTTTTGTTTTACTATGTTGTGAACCACCAGTCTTTTTAGTCTTTTTAGTCTTTTTTTTATAAGGAGGATAAACTGTACAAACTTCATTTTCTATATCATCAACACTACCTTGTTTTCCACATAAACTTCCATATGGTGCTTGTTTTTTTTCACCTATTGCTTTAAGAGCCATTTCTTGACTTATTGCTTTCTCTTTTTCTAAAAGAATACCAGGTACTATTGTGTTTTTTACACTATTTTTAGTTTGTTGTGGATCTAATGATAATTTTAATCTCCATGTATTACTATGTCTTGTATTATATTCGAAAGATTTTGTATTTTCTGTTGCTAATTTATCAATATCATAGTCTAATTTATTTTTTAAATATGCTTGCATTAATTGGGAATGTGTTACTACATGAACAAGACCTTCATGTGTTTTATTATTATTTGAAAACCATATCATAAATTTTTCTAAATCACCTGTTTTATTGAAAGCTTCTTCAAAAGAAAAAACACTTTTTTCATCAGGTTTTCTTCCTTCGTCTAATTTTTTTGCTACTGGTCCAACTGTATCAATTAATTTACAAAAATTTGTAATTCCATAATCACCATCTTTATTTTTCTCATATACTATTTCTTGTGGTTTTGATTTACTTTCATTAATGTTTGATGGTGGTAAAGTTAATGTAATTTTTTTTGGTAAATTATCATACCATTCTGGAAGTGGAAATTTTAAATTTGTTACCTTGTTTTTCTCTCTTGATAAAGCTTTCAAAGTTTTTAAAAAATGTAGAAATTTATTTGCTGAGTGTTTCATATGATCTGGCCAATTACCTCTTTTCATTACTTCTATCTCACTTGAATGCTTTTCTTTTAAATAAGGTGAAATATGTAATTTTAAATTGGTGTCTTTACCTATGTTACTACCATACAATAATGTAGCTGTTTGCCATGTTCTTAATAAATTTGAAACGTAAACATTATCACTATTAAATGCCTGTTTATTTGCTTCATCTTTTTGAGCAAAATTTATTGTATTAATTATACCATAATATGCTGCTGCTGGTTCTCCATCTTTGCCAAATAATTTACCAGCATCTATATTATTACATGAAGCTAAATGTCTTGTAAATTGAAAATCTAAATAATTTATTTTTTTTTCTTCTCCATGAACTTGAAATGAACTATTATTTTTTGACATATAATATAAAATAATATTTTATTATTGAAATGGTATTTTTTTTAATGATAATATTACAATTAAATAAATAACTAAGGCAAGTAATCCAATACCTAAATTAAATTTCAATAAAAAAATATAATAATTACGACATACATCATCACAATATGGTGTTTCTTTATATTCTATAATTGTATTCCTTCTTCTGTTTTCTTCAGCTGATTGTAATCTACTCTCTAATGTTGAACTTCTTGTTTCGAATGTTACATCCGTCAATTTACCATTTGATTCTAAATCATCTAAATAATGACTAGAAGACGAATAAATATCTTCTAAATTTATTAAATTTTCTTTTATCATTCTATTATAATACATATATTAACAAAAAAATCTGTAAGTTGTTTTACAATTAAATTTCATATTTGACGTATTCTTTTTTTTGTCTTTTATAACATCATTTATGTCATATTCATTTGGAGGAGCTAAAAAATATTTTATATTTGGATTGAATATTTTTGAAAAAATATTTAAACTTAATACTGTAAATATTAAATTCCAAATAATCATAATTATAAATATATTTAAAATATATTTATAATATTTATAATATTAATAAAATGAAATTATTATTCTATTTTTTTTATATTTTAAATTCTACTAATAAAAATATTGATGAAATAAAAAATAGTGGTTTAGATGAACGAGCACCAATGTTTGTTAATCTACCAGGTAATGAAAATAACGAACAACATTTAAAAACATTATTAACAATTCACGAAAATTTTTATAAAAAAAATATGTTAAATATACTTAAAAATCCTAATTATTCAAATATACATAAATTAGAATTAATACAAAATTATAAAAAAAAATTTAATCTTATAAGCTACAAAACAAATATTGAATCTGGTGGTTTATATAATGATTGGCATTTTGACTTGGAAGAATTTTAATATATTAAATCTCTTGCTTCTATTAATAATATTGTTGGTATGTCAGTCACATCTTCTTGCAAAAACTCTTCTAAATCATTCTTTGCTATCTTCAAACGATTTCTTGAATCAATCACCATATTATGATTTTCTCCATAGATCTCTTCTTGTTTTTTAATATCATACGGATCACGTTCATTTATTTTCATGATTTCAATATGCTCTTGTGATTTTTCTTTCTCTTTTATATAATAATTATGCTCTTTTGATAATCTTTTTATAACATTCATTTTAATTTTTAAAGTACTTATTATTTTGTTCGAATTCATAATAATTATAAATTATATTTTATTTTATCATTATTTTATTGTGCCATTAATTCTTCTATTTTATCTTCTAATTCACAAATTTCATCATCTGTTAACGTCTTTTTCTTTTTTCCATCTTTAATTTGTTTTTGTAATGATTTTATTTCTCTTTTCTTTTCTTTATCTGTCATTTGTACCTTTTTCTCTATTTTCATTTCATTTCCAAATGAATCAAACACTACTTCATTTTTATCTTTAATTATATCATTACCTTCTGTTTTCTTTTCTATTGATTCACCTTCCTTACGTAAATAACCTTTTTCCATAATCCATTTTTCTGTTGTTACAGCATTAGTGAATTCTCGGTTATGTGATATAATAACAACTCCTCCATTAAATTCATGAATTGCTTGTGTTAAAGCACCTAAACCATCACGATCTAAATAATTCGTAGGTTCATCAAGAATAACTAAATGTGGATTTTGCCATAATGATGCAGCTAATACCACCTTTACCTTTTGACCACCAGATAAAGATTTAATTAATGTATGGTTCGCTTGTTCAGGTTCTATTCCAAAATCCATAAAATGTTTTTCAATGTCTTTTGTTGTTAATGTTTTTGATGCTAAACCAGCCATTACTGCTTCTTTTTCATCATGACGTTGAACTAATTTAATAGCTCCCATTTTAATTAATATATCTCTTTTTACCCACATCACCATTTCTTCTGATTTACCTTTCCACTTCACTTCATATTCTTTAATTTTCATTTTTTTATTTTCTCTACGAGCATTAATCTTCTCTGGTTCAACAGCTTTCTTTTCTTCACTGGTGCTTTCACACACATGTAATTCCATACCTGTTTCATTTGAAACCAAAAAATATTTTGTTATTTTTTGTTCTTCATTTGATTCTTTATTAATTAAATCCAAACCTTCTTTATCTTCATTACCAGCAAAACGCCACATAATATATTGTGTTGGTGTTTTATGTAAATGTTTTTCTAAATGATGAAAAGCATGTTGCGCAATATATGCCATACGAAGATCTGGATGTTTTATTACATTTCCTATCATTGGTTTTAATTCTCCTATTAAAATTTTTATTGCTGTTGATTTACCTGCACCATTTGCTCCAATAACTCCAACTCTTGATACACGTGAACACTCTAAATTAATGTCAAATATTGTAGGTGTATCACGTGTTGGATATTGAAATGTTACATTTGTCATTTTTAACAATGTTTTTGATTTACTTTTAACTCCTTCTAATTCACCGGGTTCGGGAAATTTAAATTTTACAACATCATTACGTAATTCAAAATAACTCTTTTTTTCAGGATATTTTTCTACAAAATCTTTCAATACACTTCCTTTTGTACCAGTAAACATTCTTAATTTTCTATTTTGAAAATCAATTAAATGAGTACACATTTCATTTAAGAAAGAAGAATCATGTGATGTAGCTATAATTGAACCCCCTCCTTCCATAAATCCTTTCAACCAATTCTTAATCCACGCAATATTTGTTACATCTAAATGTCCTGTTGGCTCGTCAAGCATAAGAATATCAGCATTCATTAATGTAGCAGCACAAAGTTGCATTTTAACTTTCCAGCCACCAGAATATGTTGTAATACCCATTCCCATATCTGCAGCACGATCTTTACCAATATCCTTTTTAGCATATCCAAAACCAATTTCTTCCATCACTTTTTCTACTTGTTCTGCTGTAACTTTTGGTTCCATTTGATATTGTACATTACAACAATGAACTACCCATTCAACACCACATAAATCAATATTTAAAATTGGAAATCCTTTTTCATCTTCACCTACTTCTACTTCTTGAATTTCATGTTCTACAAATATTGTACGTAATTCATCTTTTTTTGGAAATCCTTCTACTTGTTCATTTGCAATAGCTCTCATCAATGTTGTTTTACCACAATTATTTGGACCAAGTAATCCATAAAATCTATTTTGTTTCAAATGTAAATGAGTATTATTTAATAATGTTAACGCACCATAAGCAAGTGAAAATTCTCCTTTGTATAAATTCTTTCCTTCTTCT